AGATCCTGATTCAGCAGCAGAACAAATTCTATTGATTACCGTTCAAGATTATAATACTAAAAAAATTATTACTTGGGGTCAAAAAAAGCATGGAGAATTTACAAATAAACAAGAAAATGTAGATTTCCGTTCATGTCATGATGAATATCATCTTATTAATTCTTTTATAGATTGGTGGAGTGATGATGCCCCTGATGTAGTTACGGGTTGGAATATTGAATATTACGATATGCCGTACCTAATCAATAGAATGGTTCGTTTATTTGGTGATAAATTTACCAAACAAATTTCTCCTTGGAAAATCTTTACGGAGAAAAAGAATTACGAACATGGTCAAGAGAAAACTTTTTACGACATTTGCGGAATCACTCAATTAGATTATTTGAAACTATATAAAAAGTTTACCTACACAAATCAAGAATCTTATCGTTTGGATTATATTGCTAATGTTGAATTAGGTCAAAAAAAGCTTGATCATAGTGAATTTGAAACCTTTAAGGATTTTTATACACAAGGTTGGCAAAAATTTGTTGAATATAACATTATTGACGTAGAACTTGTAGATCGTCTTGAGGATAAAATGAAGCTCATCGATCTTTCTATTACGATGGCTTATGATGCAAAGGTAAATTTTATCGATGTATTTTATCAAGTAAGAATGTGGGATACGATTATTTACAATTACTTGCGTAATAAAAATATTGTTATTCCTCCTAAAGGAAATGTAAATAAGGATACTAAGTATGCTGGTGCTTATGTAAAAGAACCAGTTCCTGGAAAGTATGATTATGTTGTGAGTTTTGACCTTAACTCACTATATCCACATCTCATCATGCAATATGCTATTTCTCCAGAGACTCTTATTAGTATGGAAGATATTTGTAATGAAATTGAGTCTCTTGAAAATGATGTTACTCGTGATGAACAAAGACTTTCTTGTCTTCGTAAAGTAAGAAAATTAAGTCAGAGTATTGATGTATATAAAATCCTCAATCAAGAATTGGATTTAACACCACTTAAATATCTTGATTGGACAATGACTGCTAATGGTGCAGTTTATAAAAGAGAAAAGGGAATGCTCCCTGAACTAATGGAGAAAATGTATGGAGAGAGGGTTGTTTTTAAAAAGAGAATGCTTGCAGCAAAACAGCTCAATGAGGAGAAGCCTTCTAAAGCATTGGAAAAAGAAATCTCCCGATGCAATAATGTTCAAATGGCGAAAAAGATCTCTCTTAATAGTGCTTATGGTGCTATCGGCAATCAGTACTTCCGCTATTTTAAATTAGCAAATGCTGAGGCAATTACTCTATCAGGACAAACATCTATTCGTTGGATTGAGAATAAGATGAATGGATTTATGAATAAAATCCTTGGTACTGAAGAAATTGATTATGTTATTGCTTCTGATACCGATTCCATTTATTTGCATGTTGGTCCTATTGTAGACAAAGTATTTGCAGGAAAAGAAGTTAGTAAAGAAAAAATCATCAATGCATTAGATTCATTCTGTAAAGATAAGATCGAACCATTCATTGATAAATCATATTATGAACTTGCAACTTATGTGAATGCATATGATCAGAAGATGCAAATGAAGAGGGAGAATATTGCAGATCGTGGTATTTGGACTGCGAAGAAGCGATATATTCTTAATGTATGGGATTCTGAAGGAGTTAGGTATCATCAGCCTAAACTTAAAATGATGGGAATTGAGGCTGTAAAATCATCTACACCAGCCCCTTGCAGAGTAATGATTAAAGAAGCTCTTAAATTAATGATGGAGGGTACAGAAGAAGAAGTCATTGATTATATTGATGCTTCTCGTCTAAAATTTAAAATGCTTCCTCCTGAAGATGTTTCTTTTCCAAGAACTGTAAACGATATCAAAAAATATAAATCACCAAGTGATATATATGTTAAAGGAACTCCCATTCATGCTAGAGGTGCTTTACTTTTCAATCATTATATAAAAAAGAATAATCTTGATAGAAAGTATTCTATAATTAATAATGGTGAGAAGATTAAATTCTGCTATCTCAAAGTTCCAAATAAAATTGGAGAGAATGTTATTTCATTCATTTCAGAATTTCCTAGAGAACTTAATTTACTTCAATATGTTGATTACGACATTCAATTTGAAAAAAGTTTTCTTGAACCATTGAAAATTATTCTTGATTCAATCGGATGGAGTTCTAAAAAAACAATTACTTTAGATTCATTTTTTGAATAATTATGGAAGATAAAAAGAAATTGGCTTACGATTTATTCATAGAGTCAGTAATTGAACCAAATCACGAACTCAGAACTACAGCTAAAAAACTGGAATGTTTTATGGAGCTGATGCAAATTCGTGCAGATATGTTAGAATACCTTTATAAAACTAGATCAAATTATGGCTCTTTCGAATAATGTAACAGAGGCGCTTGCAGATGCCGAATCTGCTCTTAGGAATGCTCTAGCTTATGCTGCTAGAAATGAACGCCCATATATCTGCCATGCTATTGCAGAACTATTGAAAAATTGCGAACAGCTACATCGAACTGATGAGCTTTTTGATACTCTAGATAACCTCAAAATTGATACTGATAAATAATGGATTTCCTAAAGGACTTAATCAATGAAATTGGTGGTGACTACTCTAAAATTGCCGCAGATATTGACGAAACAGAAACATACGTGGACACTGGTTCGTTCATCTTTAATGCTCTTGTATCTGGGTCTATCTACGGCGGTGTATCTGGTGATAAGATTACTGCTATCGCTGGCGAAAGCTCTACCGGAAAGACTTTTTTCAGCCTTGCTGTCGTCAAGAACTTTCTTGATACTAATCCCGATGCATATTGCGTTTATTTCGATACTGAAGCTGCAATCAATAAAAGCCTTTTGGAATCACGTAATATTGATCTCAACCGAGTTGCTGTCGTCAATGTCGTTACAGTAGAGGAGTTTAGAAACAAAGCACTTAAGGCTGTAGATATATACCTTAAGAAACCAGAAGATGAACGCAAACCTTGTATGTTTGTGTTAGATTCACTTGGTATGCTATCTACAACTAAAGAAATTGAAGATACCTTAAATGATAAGCAGGTTCGTGATATGACGAAATCACAGCTTATTAAAGGAACCTTTAGAATGCTAACTCTTAAGTTGGGACAAGCTAAAATTCCTATGATAGTTACAAATCATACCTACGATGTTATCGGTGCTTATGTTCCTACTAAAGAAATGGGTGGTGGTAGCGGTCTTAAGTATGCTGCCTCTACAATCATTCATCTCAGCAAGAAAAAAGAAAAGGATGGAAAAGAAATCATTGGAAACATTATCAAGGCAAAGACTGCTAAGTCGCGTTTGAGTAAAGAAAATAAAGAGGTTGAAATTAGACTTTATTATGACGAAAGAGGTCTTGACAAATATTACGGACTTTTGGAACTTGGTGAACTCGGAGGGATGTGGAAAAATACTGCCGGACGATATGATCTTGGGGATGGAAAGAAAATTTACGCCAAACAAATCTTGGCAGAGCCCGAACGATATTTCACTGATGAAATCATGGAGAAACTGGACGTAATCGCAAAGGGCAATTTTTCTTACGGAGCATAAATGGACCAAATTGAGAGTTTAATTTTAAGATCGCTAGTACACAATGAAAAGTTTTCAAGAAAAACAATCCCATTTATTGAACCTGACTATTTCCATGATCAATCAGAGCGAATCATCTTTGAGGAGATCGCCAAATACATGGTCAAATACAATACGAAACCTTCAATTGAATCTCTCAAAATTGAAATAGATTCTCGTTTAGATCTAACAGAAGATGCAAGTAGATCAATCAGTCAAATGTTTTCTGATTTTGATTCACCAGAAGTATCTACTGATTGGATGATTGATTCCACTGAAAAGTGGTGCAAGAAACAAGCCATTTACAATGCTTTGATGACTTCAATCGGTATTGCAAATGGTGATGATAAAAAGAAAACAGAAGATGCTATTCCAAGTATTCTTTCTGATGCATTAGCTGTATCTTTTGATCCTAATGTAGGTCATGATTATATCAAAGATGCTGAAAGCAGATTTGATTTTTACCATAGAAAGGAAGAGAAAGTTCCTTTTGATATTGAATACTTGAATAAGATTACCAAGGGTGGTTTGCCTAATAAGACCCTTAATATTGCCCTAGCAGGCACTGGAGTGGGTAAGTCCCTATTCATGTGTCATGTTGCTGCTGCCTCTCTTATGCAAGGCTACAACGCCCTCTACATCACCTGTGAGATGGCTGAAGAGAAGATTGCTGAACGTATTGATGCAAACCTTCTCAATGTAAACATTAGAGATCTATCAGAGCTTCCTAAAAGTAACTTTGATAATAAAATCAATGGTATCTCAAAGAAGACACAGGGCTCTCTTATTGTAAAAGAGTATCCAACAGCATCAGCACATGCCGGTCATTTCAAAGCTTTATTAAATGAGCTAAAACTAAAGAAAGATTTTACACCTGATATTATCTTTATTGACTATCTAAATATTTGTGCTTCCTCTAGGATTCGCAGCCAGTCTGGAGTAAATTCATATACTCTAGTTAAAAGTATTGCAGAAGAAATTCGTGGTTTGGCTGTTGAATTCAATGTTCCTATTGTGAGTGCTACTCAAACCACTCGCTCTGGTTATGGAGATTCTGATGTAAAGATTACTGATACTTCAGAATCATTTGGATTACCTGCAACTGCTGATCTTATGATCGCTCTTATTTCTAGTGAAGAACTAGAGGGACTGGGGCAACTCATGATTAAGCAATTGAAGAATAGATATAACGATCCTACAATTCATAAAAGATTTGTAGTTGGTATTGATAGAGCCAAGATGCGTTTATACGATTGTGAGCAAACAGCTCAGGATGATATTCTTGATTCAGGTAAAGATGTAGATCTTATAGGAAATGAGGATAAAGTATCTCTCAAAGACAAATTTGCTACCCTTAATTTCTAATGGCTTCATTATCTGGCAATTCTAGTACTGGTATTCCTAATTGGGAAAAGTATGTAAAAAATCAAACTTCATTATCTAGTGTGAAATATGATTTAGAACAACCTGCGTATCTTTATAAAATTCAAAACAATACTAAAGCCACAGATAATTTGGGATTAATTCCTGCAGGTAGTATTGTTAATATAATATCTCCACAATTATATAGAGTTAGTGCTACAAAGGGAGTAACTGGAAATAAAGCTGTAAATAATCAGCCAAGTGCTAGAGTTAGATATGACGGTAAAACTGGTTATTTAAGAATAACTGCTATTAGAAAACCTACTAAATCACCTACTTTCGTAGAAAAAACAACTATTGAGTTAGCTCAAAGGACTCTTGATCAATTTAAGTCAGTAGCTGGTGTTGGTAAGGGTGCTAAAGCAGGTATTGATATTGAAATTGACGGTTATGGTCTTATTCCTAATGTAACAAAAGTATACGATGTTAAAGAAAGGATAAACAATAGAGACGCTAAAGCTGATATTGCTTTACAAAATGCAAATGGTGACTCATTATTTTATATTTCACATAAAAAAGGTGGTGGGGCTAAAGTTTTTCAACAATATGGTGGTATATCCAAAAAAGCAGGCTCTAAAAGTGATCCTGGATTAATATATAATGATCCAGAAACACAGGCATATTTAAATGATGTTTGGAAACTTTATCAAGATGCTTTAGGAGGAGCTCCTCAATATGGTGAAGCAAATCCATTTGATTCTAAGGGTAATTTAAGATTTGGAAGAATATATCGATTTGTTAAATCACCGACTTTAATCAATAGAGCAGTATATGGACCTGATTATGGAGGTCCTTTTGGTGTTGATAATGTAAATCTTATTGGTCAAGGTAATTTCATATATAGACCATATATGAATTCAGAGCAAGATATTTCTATTAGACTAAGCTTTACTAATTTTGATGTTAATGGAGATATATCAGAATTTGTAGAAGGAGATTATAGAGCAATTTTTGTTTCCAGAAGTGAAACAGCCAAAAATACTGAAACACCACAAGGAAAAATTTCTGGACTTAGATCTGGAATTTTTAATGTTTCATATCTTTCTGGTCGATCTGAAAATATTGACGCCCTCCTCTAAATCGGTTATAATATCTAAGTACCAACAAACCACATATGAGCCAAGTTGATTTTTCTCGTTATCTAAAATTCGTCGATGGAGTAACTAGCCAAGCTTCCTCAGATACTGATGCATTTGTTTATCGGGTTCAGGAACTCAAAGGCGAAGGCTGTGATATTCAG